CGCCCTTCTTCCCATTCTTTTTGAATGGACTCACGAGCCTCTTCTTGATACTTTCGTAATTCCATTCAATGTCCCTCCTTTAGAACGCTCCACCTGCCCATTGTTGAGTTGGTTGTTGTACTTGTTGAGTTTGTTGGAATTGTTGTACTGGTTGTTGAGTACGATTCAACACATGATCTGGATTTACATCTTCTGGATAATACATTGATTTAATTTCGTTGTATTGGTTCCCGTTGTAAGTTCTAATACCTACTTTGCACACTCCACGAGCTCCCGTGATTGTGTTCCAATTCATTTGAAGTGGACTACCTTTTTTCTTTTGTCCGATTGCTCCGAAGAATGCTGATAACATACCTTCAGTTGAGCTGTGTAAGAATAGATTGTGTTTCATTGTTACTTTCCCTTGAGGAGCTACCACTTCAACCGATACGATTGCTTTGTTGCACGCTGGAAGCTTTCCGTTTCCACTTGGAGTGTGTCGTGCTCGTTCAAATCCTGTTACTGTAAACTCGTATAGTCCTTCTGGTAGAAGTACGAATTCTTGGTCTTGTTGGATAACATCATCCCATCCAAATTCACGTTCAAAGTTGTTGTTATATTCTGTCATAATTGTTTACCTCTTTCTTATTTAAATAAATTTCTGTTTTGAGTGATTACTTGCATTGATTCGTCCCAATGAGCAACGATGAAGTCCCAATAATCTGATGGGAAGTTTTCAATCGGTGTATCTTTTGGGAAGTGTTTGCGACTAAATGCCATCGCTTGTAGTTCTTCAGTAGTTACTGAATTTTGAAGCATTAAATCTTTCAGACTGTTTGGAATAGAGTCTGGTATATTGATTGGTTCTTTAAGAGGGAACGGATCTCCTTGAGTTTCTTCTCCACTCGTTCCTGTTGGGATAACTTCATCAACTGAGGGGACTTGCTCATCAATTTGAGGCTCGCTTACTACTTTTCCAATGCCCACGTTTTGAGGGGCTACCGCCTCAACAGCCTTAGGTTTACTTGATTCAAAAATATGAGCGATTGCTGCATATTCCATTGGCAGCTCATCTGGAAGTCCGTGACGGTTCTTAGCATCCCAAGCTGGATGGTGCGTTGTATACATGACACGTTTGCCACCTTGTGCTTTTTTCTTTTTCGTTTCTGATGTCATTACCATAGTTTTGTAATTACAGAATAGAAGTAAGTCGCACCATTCTTTGACAACTGGGGCAGTCTGCGAGCTCGTCTTCTTACCAAGTTTTAATTCGTATCGATCATAAGCACCGTCTTCATCGGGCTGTTCGAACTTGCGAAGCTGAGAATGTGCTGTTAACACCACATTGATTCCAATATCCACTAATTCTTGAAGTTTGTTTAGGAATCGTCCAAATTCTTCTCGAACATACGTGTATCCATTACCATATCCGAAGTCTTCGATACCTTTCTTTCCGTGTTGGGCACATACACTCTCGATTGCTAATGTTTCCGCCCAGTCGATTGTATCGATGACTAATGTGTTGCACACGGTTGGATTTGCTTTTACAAATGCAATTTGATTCATAAGCATTGTCCATGATGTAGGCTTATCCATACGTGCTACATCCATATTCGATGTTGAGCCTTCTGTGTCGATGAACAATGGATTCGGGAATTGTGATGCGAATGTTGACTTCCCGATACCCTCAGTCCCGTAAATCACAACACGTTGAGCTCTTGCTTGTTTACCTCTTGTAATATTCATTGTTTACTCCTTTCTTAATTAAAACGACCATTTATTCGTTGGTTCTGTGTCTTGGAATGGTGTGACCGTGTCTGATACGACATAACCATCCTCGATGATGATTTGGCATTCCTCTCCACTTGACACTCGAGTCGCAATGGCTTGAAGTCCTTCAGATTCCAACCACTTGCCGAACTCGATCAATGTTGGAATGTCCATTTGTTCGAGCTTGTCCAAGAGCACAAATCCACATTCGGGTTTTAGTTTGCGAACGATTGCGGTCGCCACTCTTTATTGTTGAGAGCCACTCATGTTGTCCCATTTTTGCCCTTCGAAGACGAGTTCTCCATCTTCGACTGATAGTCCTTGAAGTGGTAAATCCGCATTGTCGAGAAGTGACTTACGTTCATCTCGAACCTTGTCGATTTCTGCTGACAAGTTGTTGTATTGTTTCTCGTATTCTTTTGCATCTTCTTCAGCTTTCTCTTTGTCGAGATTTGCTCGAACCTTTCGGTTGATTTCTTCAATATCTGAGATTGATGCTTCGATTTCTTCTGTGGATTCATCCACTAAGTCTTCAATGGATTTGTTTGCAATAATGTAATCTCCCATCAATTTCTCGTGTTTAGATTCTTCTTCAGCAAGTGCTTCCTTGATTTGTTTTAATCTTTCTTCAGATTGATGCAATTGAGAACGAATCTCTTCTCGATTCTGTCTCTTACGAGCATTCTCACCATTTCGTGCAAGAATCTCTTGTTGCTCGTGAATCAAGTCCGAAATGCTTACTAATTCATTTGGAGCATCTGGATACTGTGGTTGTTCCGCTGCATATTTTTTCTTTTGGTCTTTGATTTGTCCGATGGCTCTACGCTCGCTATACAATCGGGATTCCGTTTGGTCTAGTTCGTAGAGCTTATCTCCAACGCCAATGATTTGAAGCAATGTATTGGCTTTTTCTTTTGAATTTGATTGCATGAATTTTGGTAAATCCAAAGCAAGTTCTTCCACAAATGAATCAAGGAGTTGTTGCCCTGCCTTGTTTCCACTTGGATCCGTAACTTTCAAATCTGAATTTTTGCCCTTTCGTTCCACGATGAGTCCATTTGATAGTTCTACTCTTAGCGATGGTGGATTCATGGATCCGTCACGAGCTGCCTTACTTGGTTTGTACTTATTGCCACCCAACGCCCAAGCAATTGCATCGAGGATACTTGTTTTTCCTTGGTTGTTGTTGCCACCGAGAATTGTGAGTCCTTGAGCTGTGGGCTCGATTGATACAGCTTTGACACGCTTCACATTCTCGATTTCTAGTTTGTTGATTTTTACTGTCATTTATTCATCCTCCATCTCCAAATAACATTTGAATGCTTCTGACATTAGTTCCAAATTCAAATCATCCAATCCAAAATTTTCTACCATTTTACAGGTGGTTTCCAATGAAACGATGAGGTCAAAATCTGAATCTCTATATTGTTTAATTACCTCTAATATTGAGATGACAAATTTTTTTTCTTTTTTTGTGGTTTTAGTATTCATTCGTTTGATTTCTCCTTATTTTATTTTTATAATGTAGTTAGTTAGTTTAGAAAGTCGGTGATTGTTTCATCGGCTTTTTTTGTTCCACGTTTCCTGAAAGTCAGGCTCTACATATTGCCCACTTCTAATCAAATTAACTTTTGTTTGGTGATTTTCTACCGCCTTTCCTACAAACAACAGCACCATTAATGTGATCACTAGAAATGCACTAACGCATCCGAATATGATTCCTAACCACTTTAAATACCAAGCTAAGAATTTCTTGAATGGTACTGTGTTCTTTAGTCTTCGTTCTGTTCTCATCGTCTTCTCCTTCCGTCCCATACTCTTTGTATTTCATCAATCATGCTCGCTTGATATTTGTATGGGCGTGTATCTGTTCTTCTTGCTGCAACCACCACTGGATGGTTTCTAATTTCGCTTTTGTGCCACGAACTGGAACTCGTCCCAATCGCTTCACACAACTCTTCGGTCGTTATCCACCTTTGATTACTTCTTGAGTCAATAAACGGTTTTATTAATCCAACAAATTTCTCTGGGTTTCTTTTTACGACTTCGAAGAATATCGGTTCGTAATAATCAAGCGTTGATTGTTCCATGGTTTTAACTCCTTTCGTTTTTTTCATTTGGTCCAAAAATAGTTTTATTGGGTCGTCTCTTAAGAGGTGGCCTTTTTAATTTTCCAGAAGCAAAAACACCAACTTAGAAAATTAATTTGTAACCAAGACTCTACGTACTTGATTCCATCTTCCTCGTAAAATGTCATGTAATGGTGCATTTATTTCATCTCCTGACTAATCATATTTAAGGGTAATTCTGACTCTAAAACCTTCTGCACTGTCAATATCTTCTGCCGTGATGACTGCAATGGTTTTAGGATTTTCTTCGTCTGTTTCTACGACGATTTTTGTGATATCCGTTAACGCTTCTACATCCATTCGTATCACCTCCTTTTTTGAAATTGATATTCCCTATTTGTGAAACTAATGTTATAATATCCTTACCTACTTCTTCTGAAATCCTAGTAGGTGGAAAGGATGATGATAATGACAACATTATTATCAGAATTTTTGAAAGGTACTGTGTCTCAGTAGAGTTTGGATTCATTTGTAGGTTTACCTTTTGCCTACCGCACCTGGCTAGCAGGGTTCAATAGGGGGAGTTAGCTTTTTCGGTCGTCTTAGCTATACGACCAAACAGAACAATAAATTAGCTGCCGTTGAGAAAATGGCGGAAAAGCTAGTCTCTAAAATCGAGAATCAAAATCTATTTCAACTACAGTGCCAGGGGCGATACTGGCGAAGTGTTGTTGGTTACCGTTATTAACTTGAGCAGAACAATTTCCGTAGCGTGTCTTATATAACGGATAAGACGCGTTTTTTTATTTAAAAAGTTCATTCAAATTAATATCCTCTCCGTAAAAGTCTTTTAACTTCTTCAACACTTTGTAACTAGGCTTCATAAAATCATTTTCGATTTTCACGTAATACGATTTACTGATTCCTAATTTTTTCGCCAATTGTTCGTGAGTTAAACCACGTTCTTTGCGAAGTTTTTTTAACATTTAATTCCCTTCTTTCCAGTTGAAAATGTTTATCTTTTTTCAACTTTTAGTTCAAAAAAAATGAACTTACTTCTTCTCCGTACTTATTAATAATAGTACGAACTTCTTCCATCGTGAAATCAGCTCCAGTCCCGTTAAGTCTATGACTAAGCGTAGCTGACGTTACTCCTAGCAAGTCTTGTAGGTCTTGTCGTTTGACATCATTAACGATCATCCATGCAATAAATTCTTTATAAGGCGGTCTTTTTCGTTGTGACATTGAATCACCTCCTTTAAAAATGTTTATCTTTTTTCAACCTTATGAACACAATATACACTAAACATTTTTATATGTCAACAACAAAATAGAAAAAAAATAAACTTTTTTATTATTTCAGTTGTTTCTTGTTGAAATTAAAGGTATAATTCACTTATAAATAATAAAGAAAGGTGATGTTCGGCATGTCGTTTGCGAGCAAAATCAAAGATATAAGATTAAAATATAATTTAAATCAAGAAGAATTTGCCAACAGAATTAATAATTACTCAAGCTTTAAAGATTCTCCAACAAACTTCAATAAAACGAATGTTTCAAAATGGGAGAATGGAAAAGTCGAGCCAAGAATGGATACAGTGCGTTTGATTGCTTCTACTTTCGAAGTGTCTCCTAACTATTTAATAGGTATGTCTGATGAACCTTATTTTAACGCTAATAATAAAGAAGACAAGGACATTCAAAAAGACCTTCAAAAGATGATTGAGCAACTGGAGAATGGATTGTATTCAAAAGAAACTGCTGAGTACTCTGAGGAAACAAGAGAATTAATCATTGCTTCTTTAGAACAAGCTGTTAAAATTGCAAGAATGGAAGCTAAGAATAAATTTACACCAAAGAAATATAAAGGATAGGAGATTTTAGTATTGGGGATTGAACATAAAGTATTATCTTTAGTTCGCAAATTCGGAACTAGCAATCCATATAAGATTGCGAAGGAATTGGACATAAACTTATTAGAAGCCGACCTGGGAGAAGTTAAAGGCTACTATACTAAGATTAGAAGGATTAAATTTATCTTTATTAATGAAAATCTATCGAAAAACGAAAAAATATTCACCATGGCTCACGAGTTAGGACATGCTGTATTACATTACAACACGAGTACACCGCATCT